TGCCTGAACCAAGTTTTGAACAGTCAGGTTTGATTTCTATAGTCGTAGGTGCAGGTGCTGCATGGTTTGGATTATATGCTGGCACAACTGGTTCATCTAAAAGTTTTAAAGGAGAGAATGATAATAAGTAATGGCTAAAGATAATAAGTTAAAAAATGCTGGAGTAAGTGGTTATAACAAACCAAAGCGTACTCCTAACCATCCAAAAAAATCACACGTTGTAGTTGCAAAAAAAGGAGATAAAACAAAAACAATACGTTTTGGACAACAAGGTGTTAAAGGCGCAGGTAAAAATCCACAATCAAAAAAAGATAAAGCACGTAAAAAATCTTATTATGCTAGGCATAATGCACAAGATTCTAGTCCAGACAAACTTAGTGCAAGGTACTGGAGTCATAAAGTTAAATGGTAATTAGTAGAAATCAAACAAAGAAACAAATGACAGGCAATAAAAAAAACAAATCAAAAGTAAACGAAGCTGGTAATTATACTAAACCTGATATGAGAAAAAAATTATTTAAGAGTATTAAAGCAGGAACTAAAGGTGGGAATGCAGGTCAATGGTCAGCACGTAAAGCACAAATGTTAGCTAAGAAGTACAAAGAAAAAGGCGGAGGATATAAATAAAAATAATAATGTCTATAGCCAAAAGTCAAAAAAGTCTTAAAGATTGGACTTCACAAAAATGGAGAACTAAATCAGGAAAAAAATCTTCTGAGACTGGAGAAAGGTATTTGCCTGAAAAGGCTATCAAAGCTATGTCAAGTTCACAGTATGCTGCGTCTACTAAGAAAAAAAGAGAAGATACTAAAAAAGGAAAACAACATTCTAAGCAGCCTAAATCTGCTGCAAAGATATCTAAGAGGTATAGGTAATGTATGAATATAGCTGTAAAGTTGAAAGAGTTGTTGATGGAGATACCATCGATGTTGTGTTGGACCTTGGTTTTAACATTCTTCATAAGTGTCGTGTTCGTTTATATGGTATTGATACTCCCGAGTCACGGACTCGTAATCTTGATGAGAAAGCTAGAGGAAAGTTGGCTGGGTCTTTCTTAAAAGAAGCTATAGATAAAGGCAAAAAAGTTGTTATACAAACAAAACTTAAAGACTCTAAAGGTAAGTTTGGCAGAGTGTTAGGTGAAGTTGTAGTTGATGGTGTAAACATCAATGTGAAGATGGTTGATGAAAACTATGCAGTAGCTTATTACGGACAATCAAAAGAAGATATAGAAAAAGAACATTTAAAGAACAGAGAAATTTTAATTAATAATGGTTTATTGGTACTTTAAAATAAAGTAATATGTTTAAACGGAGGAAAAAAATATGCCAAAAGTAGGTAAAAAAGATTTTTCTTATGATGCTAAAGGTATGAAAGCAGCAAGAGAAGAAGCAAAAAAAACTGGTAAAGATATGGTTATTAACTATGACGAAGGTGGTATAGTTAGTGATTATCAAGATACAGTCAAGAAAAAATTTGGTGGTATAGTGGAGTAATGCCAAAACAATAAAAGCGTAAATGTTTATATTTAACATATGGCTACAGCCACAACTAATAATTTTGATTTAGATATATCAGAAGCAGCTGAAGAAGCATTTGAACTTGCCGGTTTAGAAATGAGAACCGGATATGATCTACGTACAGCAAGACGTAGTATTAATTTAATGATGCTTGAATGGGCTAATAGAGGTTTAAATCTATGGCAAGTTGAAGAAGGAAGTACAACATTAACTTCTGGAACAGCAACGTATACTTTAGATGCAGACACTATTGATTTATTAGAACATCATCTTAGGACTAATGATGGTGATAGTAGCACACAAAGTGATACTGCTTTAACTAGAGTATCTTTTTCACAATACTCAGATATACCTAATAAATTAGATCAAGGTAGACCTAATGAAATATTAGTAAATCGTAATAGTGGTACAACTACATTTACAGTATATCCAGTACCAGATAGTGCAGAAACATATAAAGTAGTTTGGTATAGGTTAAGGCAGATATATGATGCAGGAACACCTTCTTCAAATACTATAGATATCCCTAAAGTATTTTTACCATGTTTAGTAGCAGGTTTAGCATATTATATTGCTATGAAAAATCCTGAAGCCGGACAAAGAATACCATTTCTAAAACAACAATACGAAGAACAATGGAAACTTGCATCTGAAGAAAACAGAGTAAAAGCAGCTGTAAGGTTTGTTCCGGGAGGTTATTAGTATGGCATATGCTAAAGGTAAATATGCTTATGGAATATGCGATAGAACTGGATTTAGATATCCTCTTAAAGATTTACGTAACCAAATTAAAGATCAAAAAAGAACTGGATTGTTAGTAGGTAAAGATGTTTTAGATAAAGATCAACCACAATTACAACTAGGAAGAACAAAAGTTAATGACCCTCAATCATTAAGAAATGCTAGACCGCAAAATGATTTAGCACAAAGCAGAGGTTTATTTGGATGGAATCCTATTGGCGGTTGGAACTCAGCTTATGGTGATAGTAATTTAGATGCTTTAATATTAAAAGGAAAAGTAGGTAACTTAAAAGTAGAAACAAGCTAATGTCATTTACATTTACAACACTTAAATCAGCAATACAAGATTACACAGAGAATACAGAGACCACATTTGTTAATGATCTTTCTATTATAATAGTTCAAGCTGAAAATAGAATTAACAGTACAGTACAGTTACCTGATTTTAGAAGTAATAAAACTGCTTCAACATCAACTGATAATCCATATTTAGCAATACCAGATGATTTTTTGTATCCTTATTCATTAGCTGTTTTAAATTCTGATAGTGAATATAATTTTTTATTAAATAAAGATGTAAATTTTATACGAGAAGCATATCCAGCAAGTGGTTCAAATAAAGGTTTACCTAAATTTTATGCACAGTTTGATGAAGATCATTTTATATTAGGACCAACTCCTGATGCTAATTATGTAGTTGAGTTACATTATTTTTATTTACCAACATCTATAACTACTTCTACAGATGGAACAAGTTGGTTGGGAACTAATGCTCCAGATGTATTATTATATGGATGTTTAGTTGAAGCATATACTTTTATGAAAGGAGAACCTGATATGATTGCTACATATGACACTAGATATAAAGAAGCATTACAACAATTAGCAATAGAAAATGATGGAAGAAATAGAAAAGATGCTTATCGTAGAGGGCAATTTAAAATAGAAGGACAATAATGTTAACAGAAAGAATAGAACATTTAGAAGGTAAGAGTATAGCTATAGTTGCTATGGGTATGAGTCAAATAGATTATCATATGTCTGTAGTGCATAGCGATAAGTTTGACGAAGTTTGGGTAATTAATGCGATGATAGGCGTAGTTAAAAACGCAGATAGAGCATTTATATTAGACCCAATGACACGTTTCTTTGATACAGATGAAGCAGCTGATATGACAGAAATGATGAGAGAAGAATTACCTAAAATAGAATATCCAATATATTCATGTGAATTAGATTCAAGAGTGCCTGCTGTGGAAGAATTTCCCATTGAAGCTTTAATAAAAGATACAGGGTGTGGTTACTTAAATAATACAGTTGCATATGCAATAGCTTTTGCTTATTGGAATAAAGTAGGTTCAGTAAGTATGTTTGGTACAGATTTTACTTATAACCACAATGCACACTTTGCAGAAATGGGTAGAGCATGTTGCGAGTTTTGGTTAGGCAAATGCATGGAAAGTAATATACTTGTGCAAGTTGCAGTAAGATGTAATCTATTAGATTGCAATGTAGATGTTAAAGATAAACTATATGGTTATCATCGTTTAAACGATCCTATAGTATCTTATGTAAAAGATAATGAACTTCAAGTTTGTAAACATTCTGAAGTAATACAAGAAACAGTAATACCTCATGGAATAATTGGTAGAGAAAATCCTAAAGAGTGGATAATAGATGAACGTTTAAACGGAAATGGACCACCAGAACCAAATGTACCATAATGCAAACAGATAAATTTGAACTATCAATAGGTAATTTAGGAGTAACTACTACTCATAATAGAGGTCATTCTGTTGAAGAATTAGCTGAAATGGCTACAAATAAACTTATTTCTATAAGCGAAGATGCTGATCCTATGGTAAAAGCACAGGCTCATGCATTTAGAGATAGATGTAAATGGATCATTCAATTCTATGTAAATGAAGGAATAAAAAATCACGTTTGCACAGTTTGTAATGAATTAGAAAAACAAGGTCATAAAGACCTAGCAAATATAATAAGGAGGCTGTAATGGCTATAACACAAGCAATGTGTACGTCTTTTAAACAAGAACTTTTAGAAGGTGTTCATAATTTTAAAAACTCAGGTGGTAACACATTTAGATTAGCACTATATACAAGTAGTGCAACTATGAGTGCAGCTACTACTGCTTATACAACTTCACAAGAAGCTAGTGGAACTAATTACACAGCTAAAGGTAATTCTTTAACTCGTGTAGACCCTACTACATCAGGAACAACTGCATTTACAGACTTTGCAGATTTAACTTTTGGAACAGCAACTGTAACAGCTAGAGGTTGTATGATTTTTAACGACTCTGCATCTGGTGATCCAGCAGTAGCAGTATTTGATTTTGGTGCAGATAAAACATCTACAGCAGGTTCATTTACTATTACATTTCCTACGGCTGATGCAAGTAATGCTGTTATAAGAATAGCGTAGATTTAGCCAATGGCTAATGTAACTGGTTGGGGTAGAGGAACTTGGGGTTCTGATACTTGGGGTGAAGAAAACCCTATTGCATTAACAGGTTTAGCGGGAACAACCGCATTAGGGTCTTTAGCAATAACAGCAGATGCTAATGTAGCAGAGACAGGAGTTGCAGCTACAGGTGCAGTTGGAAACGAAACAGTAACAGGCATAGCTAATGTAACAGTTACTGGATTAGCTGGAACTACTGC